ACCCAGACCCAGAGCCTAACCCTTGTGACGATAAAAAGTACGCTGAGGATAATCCTTTGCAGTGCGGAGGAGTAATAGAGCCTGAGCCAGACCCAGACCCAGAGCCTAACCCTTGTCTCAATCCGGGATTTGCTGCGGACAATCCTATTTTATGTGGTGAATTAGAGCCTGAGCCAGAGCCAGAACCAGAGCCGTGCCCTCCCGGCCAAGCATTAGGGGTTGACGGTGTTTGTATTGATGTTCCACCCGGAGGTGGCGCTGCAGGTGGTGGCGGTGGAGCCGGAGGTACTGACTTAGGTATGTTAACTGGTGGTGTTGATTGGGCAAGACAGCCGTTTGTTGCTGTAGAGTACAGGGCACCAACAAAAGCTATTGACGTATTAAACCAGTTTGTTGAGAACGAGATTAAGAGCAGTCTTTTCTCCTGATTACTAGGATTTTGTAGATGACATATTTAAATATAGTAAACAACGTACTACGAAGAATGAGAGAAGATGAAGTAACTTCTGTTTCTTCTAGTACTTATAGCAAAATGGTAGGCGACTTTGTAAATGACGCAAAGCGTATTATAGAGGACTCGTGGGACTGGTCAGCACTTAGGACTACTTTGACGATTACTACTACTGCTGACGTTTTTAACTACGTGCTAACTGGCAGTCAAAACAGAATTAAAGCGCTTAACGTAATCAATGATACAGCTAATTTGTTTATGGAGTACAAAACAGCTACGTTCTTTGACGAAGCTTACCTGATTTCTGATCCACGTACAGGAGCACCTACGTGCTACACGTACAACGGCGTAGACAGCAGTGGTGACACTCAGATTGACATTTACCCAACTCCTGAAAAAGAGTACACCATACGTTTTAACTGCGTAAAAAGAACCGCTGATTTGTCAGCAGACTCAGACGAGTTAACAGTGCCTTCAATGCCTGTAATACATTTGGCTATTGCTCTGTTAGCTCGTGAACGTGGTGAAACAGGCGGTACGTCTGCACCTGAGTACTTTAATATTGCTGATAAGTACACTTCGGACGCTATTGCGTTAGACGCTCAAAAGCACCCAGAAGAAACTATCTTCTATACGCCGTGAGGTAGCTATGGCTCAACCATTACAAAGCATTAATCTTGTCGCTCCAGCTTTCAAGGGAATCAACACAGAAGATTCTCCTTTAGCACAAGACCCTTCGTTTGCTGAAATTGCTGACAACGCAGTAATTGATAAGCGTGGTCGTATTGCGTCACGCAAAGGCTACAATGTTTTAACAACAAACAAAACTGTGCTAGGTACTGCTAAGATCAGAAGCATCAAAGAGTTTGAGGACAGTAGTGGCAACAGAAAAATATTCTCTGTAGGTAACAACAAGATTATCAGCGGTACGACAACATTGGTTGACGAAACTCCCGGCAGTTACACAATTACTGCTGACAATTGGAAGATGGTAAACTTTAATAATAAGATTTACTTTTTTCAACGTGGGTACGAACCACTTGTTTATGACAACGCTGGTGCGGCCGTAGTTAAACTAAGTACTGTTAGTGGCGCTGCTGGTGTTGCTTCTACTATGTACGGCAATGAAGTCATATCAGCCTATGGTCGTCTTTGGACTGCAGATTTTAGCAGTGACAAGTCTACTGTTTATTGGTCAGACCTGTTGATCGGACACGACTGGTCTGGCGGTACTAGTGGATCTATTGATGTGTCTAAGGTGTGGCCTGATGGGTATGACGAGATTGTTGCACTGGCAGCACATAACGGTCTACTTATTATCTTTGGTAAACATAGTATTGTTGTTTATGAAGGTGCAGAAGCCCCTGCAACTATGGCTCTTACTGATACTGTAGCTGGCGTAGGCTGCGTAGACAGAGACACTGTACAACACACTGGTACTGACGTGTTGTTTTTGTCCTACACTGGTTTAAGAAGTTTTGGTAGGACAGTGCAAGAAAAGTCAATGCCAATAAACAGTTTGTCAGGAAACATTACTAAAGACATTATCCGTTTACTGCAGAATGAAACAGAGTTTTATAGGACTGTTTACAGCCCAGAAGAGGGCTTCTATTTACTGACGTTTACATCGCAAGACACAACGTTTTGTTTTGACGTAAGAGGTACACTAGAAAACGGTTCTTATAGGGTTACACGCTGGCCGGGAACAGGGTTTACAGCCTACGGAAGACTAGAAAACGGAACTCTTTACATAGGTAACGGAGAAGGCATAAGCACATACAGCGGTTATTTGGACAACACTTCTACGTATCGTTTTAAGTACTATAGTCCGGGTTTAACTTTTGGCGACCCCTCTTTATTAAAAATACTAAAAAAGATTAGACCTACTTTTGTAGGGGCAAACAGTTCAACTGTATTTTTAAAGTGGGCTTATGATTTTGATTCTTTTTTTAGTACGCAAGAATTTACTGTAGGAACTCAAATAACAGGTTACTACAATGTAAGTGAATATAATAGCACAGCAGAGTTTACAGGCGGAGAGCTTACGTCAAGGCGAGGGGTCAACGCAACTGGAGGCGGTGGGGTTATTACAATAGGTTTGGAGTCAGATATTAACGGTTCAAGTTTATCTATCCAAGAAATTAACGTATTAGTTTTAAAAGGTAAGGTACTATGAGCAACTATAGTAAAACTACAGACTTTGCCGCTAAAGATAGTCTACCTTCCGGTGACAGCGGCAAAATCATTAAGGGCGCTGAATTTGAAACAGAATTTGACGCTATTTCAACAGCTATTGCTACTAAAGCAGACATAGCGTCACCAACATTTACAGGAACAGTAACAATTCCTGCACTGACATTTACAGGTACATTGTCGACAGGAACAATTGACGGAGGTACTTACTAATGCCAGATTGGTTAGGAAATCTTATAGGTATCGGAGGCGGAGGTAGTTTAATTGCGGACGCCTATTCTAAATTAGGAAGCATCGGACAAGAAGCTTTTGAACGCTTTGGTCCCGGCTATGAAGGTCAACCGGGTCTTGCTAACGAACTAACAGGAATGTTAGAGTTTCGTCCCTATACAGTGACTACAAGTACTGGCAGTCAATTTGGTGTAGAAGTTGACCCAGTAACAGGACAGGCAAAAACTCAAATAACTATGTCTCCTGAAGAAAAAGCTTTGCAGGAAGAACTTCTTAAGCAAGCTACAAGCTTCTACGGAATGGCTACTACTCCTGACGCAGAGCGAGAAGCTGAAGTTTTACGACTTATGCGTGAAAGACGAGCACCAGTCGAAGAGCAAGAGCGTTTAGAGTTAGAGCAGCGTTTAGCAGCTCAAGGACGTTTAGGGACACGTACGTCTATGTTTGGCGGCACTCCTGAACAATTAGCTTTGGCTGAAGCTCAACGAAGAGCAGAGTCCGAAGACATTCTACGTGCAATGGAGTTTGCACAGGCTGAACAAGGCAGGCAGCAGAACATTGCTGCAGGACTACTTGATGCGTCTTACTTGCCACAAGGACAGTTACTGGCTGCTATTCAGCCCGGTATGACAGCAGCAGAGCGTCAGCGACAGTCGTTGTCTGAACAGGCTCAAACGTACGGTGAAACGTACGCTTCGGCAATTAACGCACTGCTTTCGTCTGGTATAGGACAAGCAAAACTACTAGGCGACATTGGTGGCGGCATTGCAGGACAAGCCGCACGTGGTTTGTTTGGTTAAGACAGAGGATTATAACAATGGCACAAATATCAGCAAACGTACTACAGTCTTTGTCAGATCCTTTTTCTAGACAAGGGATGTTTCAACTAGGTCAGGCAATTGGTGGCATTCCCGGTCAGTTACGGGACAAACGAAAGACAGACAAATTTAACGAAATTATGAAAAGAGGTCAGGCAGCTTTAGCTTCGGCAGAGCCAGATCCCGTAGTTCTTTCAGGTATTGCTCAAGAGTTGTCTGCTTTGGGATACACGAAAGAAGCACAACAGTTTTCCGACGCTGCACGTAAGCGAGGAGAGACTGCGGCTGCTCGTGCAAGAGCTGGCGGTCTGCTAACTCAAGCGGGAACAAGGGCCGGGATTACGCCTGAGTTTGCACAACAGTACGTAGCTTCTGGAGGTACTTTAGAAGAGCTTAGTCAGGGCAGAGAAGCAGGGAAGCAGTTTGCAGAGCCACGCTTAGGTAGAGGCCGTGGTGAGTTAAAAGCTATGGCAATGCAGCCTGGTTTTGACCCAACTAATCCTAAAATGCTAGAAGCGTACAAAGGAGTAGCAAGA